GAAGAACTGGAAGCATCTTATCAGAAGAGCAAATCTGCTCCTTCTCTTCCCAATCTGTCAGTCTCTGACGATGAGGATGAAGATGATGCGATGAAGTATTTCCAGAAACTGGTTGACGAGTGATTACTCAAATAATCTGATATTATCACCCTTCTTCAAGGTGGAGTTCACATACTGATCTCCACCTTTTTTGTATGGCATAATATTGTCGAGATCATTGAATAGTACATTCAGATATCGTGGTTTAAGTAAGAAAATATTTCTTTTATCTTCTTGAATACGATTCTCATATTCGTAGTTGGTTATGGGTTGGCCAACATTGGATTTAGTAACTTCCGCTTGGAGACCATAATCAAAATAGGTGACAGAATAACCAGCGGGAACTTCAAGTCCTTTGGGAATGATTGTAATACCTTGTGTTGTAAGAATTGCCTCCGCTTCATAATGATGAATGCCGCTATATAAGGTGCTTTCGTCACCATACTTTTCCATCAAATATTTGTCAAAGGTATATTGATTCATTGGCCATTCTGTTTGAATATTCAGAATATTATTTGAGAGCAGAACTACCCAGTCTAAAGTGGACTCTTTATAAAACTTGTATGCAACGTTGTCGGGTCTTTCATCACCAATGATTTGATATTTGGTAAAGAATGACAAATCTCCAAAGATGTCCTCACGAATCTTTCCTCTTTTAAAAAGATTTTTTACATTATCGTAGTTCGAGATGTATTTCTCGTCTTTGTTACGACTAATGTATTCGAAGTTTGGAACTTGTCTAAAGTAAGGTTTTGACATTTTAGTATCCGATTACTGATGGTTTGCTTCCTGGTTCACCATAATCTTCATTGAAGATTGGCTCAAGTTCATTAAACTGAAGAGTTAATCCATATTGAGTCATGGTTGCTTCGGGATCAGCAAAGGTCGCATAAGAACCATCTGGAGTATAATCAACGCCGCATTGAGTCAATGAACAAATTTTGATGCTATTGATTGACGTATGTTCCTTATTGCCAGCATTTCCATTTCTGTAGATAATCTTAAAAACATTTGGTGCTTTTAGAAATAAACCTTCTGCTCCAGCGGAACTTTTTCTAACTGCCATTCCCTGCTTGAAAAATCGAATGATACCTTTGACTTGTTTTGCCTCCTCATCGCTTCTTGGTGATAATCTAAAATTAAAGTTAAATGGTCTTAATTGTGGACCATTGAACAGAAGTTCTAAATTTGGATTCACAACAGCTCCAGAGAATCTTGAGAAAATGTTGAGACCAACTGCCTTGCCTGCAGCCCATTGTTGCAAATATTTTAGCACTGCATCGTTACCGGCAAACTGGGTTTTAAGTGCAGAAAAATCTGCTTCTTTCATTGTTCCAGTTATTGTACCTAAAGATGTTTGGGCGCCTAATAATTGTAGTGGGTTAATATCACCATTTTGCCAATCAACAGTGTTAATATCTGAAATTGTTGGTTGAATTGGTAGAAAAACTCGTCCTAAAATTTTTAATGTACCATTTGGATTTGTACCAAACTGACGATCCTCTAAACCAAAACTTGTTGTTCGGATTGCATTTCCTTTAAGACCGCCATATTCAATCATCTGAAATTCAATGTAATCTTGTTGATTATTTCCCAACCCAGTTGGATATATCCATGCATTAGCTTTGCCTGGTGGATTGTAACTACCTTCTTTTTGTTCTGTTAATCCTGGAACAGGGATAGGTTCTGATGTAGCAACTGGAGGATCCGCACCAGGATCGGTTCCGGAGGCTGGAGACACACCTCCAGTTGAGATTGAAGGTCCTATTTTTGCTGTTGAATTTTTTGTATTGTAAATGATTACTTGATTGCCCAAATTTGAGCTCACTGCAGCCTTTATTTGAGTTGTTATTGATGAATTGTATCCAGCTATTCCGGCATCTGCTATTTCTTGAATGCTATTGTATTGAGTTGAACTTGTTCCAAAATTCACTTTATAAGTTATTTTTCCATCAGTTTGAACTGCATAACTTGTATTTTGTATTATGGTATTTGTCGAATTTGGATCAATAGGTACAAATCCGGTAGGATTGGTTACAGTTATTGTTGTCAGGGCATTATTTCCATTTGCGTCTTTGTAAGCAGAACTTACTCTTCCCACTCCATTTCCAATAGTTGGTTTTGATATCTGATATGTATATGGGGTAGCCATTTATAGCAGTTTTTTATCTATTTAGTGACGAATTTGGCATAAGGCAATGAACGAAGATACTCAATCTCATTATTTCGAATTACATGCATCTTTCCTGCGACTTCCTGCCAGGTATATTGTCTTGCCATTTCCCAATGAAAGTTAATTCCTTTGAATCCCCATCGTTCTACAGCAGTTACTGCAACCAAAGGATGCTCATCGTATGTAATTTCTTTTGTTTTTGGTATGTATATAAAGGTATAATATTTGCCAACGTCAGGAATAAATTCAGATTCTGTAAAAACTTCAAGAATATTCATCATAATAAGTTCTGCATCTTCAGAACCATCTAGTTTTCTTTTTAATTTTTCGACTCTTGAAGATGCCATTACTTGATTCCGAGTTCGTCTTCTGTGATGATCTTGAACTCAATCATATGATCCTTACAAAACTCTTCTGCAGCCTTCCACTTTGCTTCATTGGTTGCATAAGTATAAATTTCATTAATATATGACTTAGTTGCTCTTGCCTGTGGTTTAGGTGGGCGAGTTTGTTTTTTGGGTTTAATTTCTATAATATATTTTTTAATTTGTCCATTATTTTCTTTGACTTTGATGATAAAATCTGGAAAATAAGTTCTAACTTTTTTTCTCACAGGATCATAATATTTGATACGAATTTCTTCGGATCCCCATGCTATAATATTCTCATTCAAATCACACCAGCGACAAAACACCCGTTCCCAACTACTCCTGCAAACAATATTGTTTGGATCACCTTGGTACTTATTGGGATATGATGGTTGATAGCGACTCTTAATACTTTCTGCCATTACCCATATACATAATATATAAGTAAATCTATTTATAGATGCCAGTACAACCTACAAAGGTAACCGTAAGTCAATTAAAGGCTAAACTACTTCGTCCTGCTCTAACTTCACATTTTCTTTGTGAATTTGGAATACCTGGAGGATTTGAAGGAAAACTTGGAATTACTTTAGATGATTGGTTAAAGCAAAAACAATCTGCCGGGTTAGCTGGGATAAGTTATAATTCAGTAAACGAAACTTTGCAGTTGTCTTGTTCTGAAGCATCTTTACCTGGGTCTTCATTACTCACAAATGAAATCAATAATGATTATACTGGCGTAACCGAAAGACATGCATATCGTCGATCATATGATGATCGAGCAGATTTTACTTTTTACGTTGGGCATGATTATTCAGTAATTAATTTTTTTGAGGGTTGGATATCATATATTTCGGATGAGCAAGTTGCAGGAAATTTTAAATCCGCAGCATATAACTATAGAATGAGATTTCCAAAAGATTATCAAACGGATTCTCTTTACATTACAAAATTTGAAAGATCGGTTGGAAGTGTAGAAAGTTCATCAACATTAAGATATCAATTTTTTAAAGCTTTTCCAATAAGCATTAATTCAATGCCAGTTTCTTATGATTCTTCCACTTTACTTAAATGCACAGTATCTTTTGCTTACACCAAATATTTGATCGAAAATAATTATGCTTACTCTGAAAACGAAGTTACTGCTGGGTTGAACGATTTGCCAGGAAGTATTACTTCGACTGCTCCAATCGCATAATAAATACTCACATACATCATAATACATCATGCCTTTACCTAAGATTTCTACGCCAACGTATGAGTTGGATTTGCCTTCAACTGGAGAAACAATTCAATACAGACCATTTTTAGTCAGAGAAGAAAAACTTCTTGTTCTCGCACTGGAATCAGAGAACATGAAAGAAATTTCGACGGCAATTAAAACTGTCATCAAGAACTGCATTTTATCAAAGGGAGTGAAGATTGAATCACTTCCAACTTTTGATATCGAATATCTTTTCCTTAATATTCGTGGTAAATCTGTAGGAGAAGAGATTGAAGTTAACGTCATTTGCCCCGACGATGAAGACATTACTGTTCCTGTGACAATTTCTGTAGACGATATTAAGGTTGTTAAGAACAAAGATCATAACAAACAAATTAAAGTTGATGACTCAATCATGATGGAAATGAAGTATCCATCATTAGAACAATTCATTAAATCAAACTTTGATTTTTCTGGTGCAAACTTAATGGATCAATCATTTGATCTTGTTGCATCTTGTGTTGATAAAATTTATTCTGATGATGAAGTCTGGACTTCATCTGATGTAACAAAAAAAGAACTGGTCGATTTTCTTGAGCAGATGAATTCTTCTCAGTTTCAGCAGATTGAAAAGTTCTTTGAGACAATGCCCAAACTGTCTCACACAGTAAAGATTAAAAATCCAAAGAGTGGTGTAGAGAGCGAAGTGGTTCTGGAGGGTCTTTCCAATTT